CCCTTACGCTGTAAGTCTGCACACTTAGAAGCTCGTGTAATCTCGTACTCTAACTTCATAGTGTTATATTTCATCTCTGCCATTTCTTTACATTGTTTATAGCCTGACTTATCTAGAGGAACCATAAAGTTAATCTGGAATCCCCAGTTCTCAGCTATTGTGTAACCAGAAGGGTGCATAAATTCATCGAATGGTTTACTATGATTGCCCATATAAAAAGGCTGAAATGTCATAGTACTACCATTACAGCTTATATTACCCCCGTAGTATTGTCTACTTTGTGCTCCATTGTTCTGGAACTGTACAGCTTGGTTGGTTACGTTACCTGTTGCTGCTGCTACAGGGTTGCTAACATTAGTATCTTCAGCAAATACAGGTGTACTTACTGTGAGAAGATAGAATAAGAGTTTGTAGTAGACTCTGTTTCTATTGTTCTGTCTATTGTTATTGTTTCTATTGTCCCTGCTTCTCTTGTTGTTATTGAGAAATCCCAACTGTTTTCGCCAGTTACTGGGGTGTAGGTAGCTGTGTCTGCACCAATCCCACCAGTTCCTCCAACGGTTATGTTTGTACCGCTGTAAGTTGTGACTTCTGCTCCTAGTACATCGTGTACTATCTCTTCTGTTATTGTTTGTGATGTTGTTGTTGTCGACTGCATTGACCCTGTGGTAAACTGGGGCGTGACAGTATTGGCTCTTGCTATTGCGGGTGACAACAATGCTAAGAGAAGAATCCATGTTTTCATTTCTTTGGTGTTGTGGGTTCCTTCTTGTCTCCGTTCTTCTTACCATTACCAGTAGACAAGCCGAATGTGGCTAGTGCACCCGTAAAAATCGAAGCGACGAAAGTGATATCTGCCGAAGCATTAGATTTCTTTACCATAGGCAGCTCAACATAATTTAACGTAATGATAAATCCTGACCAAATAACTACACCTAGACGCACTGCTGCACCTAGTATAGCCATCTGTTCGTCATGATCGTCTACGTTTTCTTTGAGCTTAGTGAAGAGTCCTTTTTTTTCTGGCGGTTTTGTTTCCATTTATTTATCTTACCTTGTAGGAACTTCTGTAATCGTTTCTTAATTTGTTCTATAACTGGCTGTGCAACAGTT